CTATCATCGTCTAAGAAATAGGCAATCTTCCCATCCTTATTTTGTTTGTTTAGAGAATCGGCAAGTAAACTTGCTAAATCATCTTCTCTTTTTGCCATTATAACTTTTTTTTAGTTGTTAAATAAATCGTCAAATGCCGATTCTACATCATCTTTTGCAACTGCTGCTTTTGGTGCAGGTTTTGCGGGTACGTTTACAACAATTTCTTCCTCATCCCAAGGTAGTTTATCTATTACTGGTGTAGGAGATGTTCCACCCAAATCTGCCGATACTGATGATTGAGTTTTAGGTGCTTCCAATGCTTCGTTTACAGGGTTGCCTGTTCCGTTAGCAGCTGCCGATGGATTTAACCAACTTTCTAATACACTTTTTAACTCATCATAAGATAATTCAGAATATAAATCTGTAATTTCTTTCTGTGCGTTTAACAAATCAGTTACTGCTTGTGAATCATCTAAGATTTTAGATACTGCAGGTTTAACACGAATTGTAGTTGTTGGGTATGCTGCATTTGATTCTTCAGCAGATACTACTTCTAATACAATATCACGTCCTGAATGTGGGTCTGTAATATCACCATAATCAGGGTCTGCTATATATCCTAAAATATCTTGATATACAGTTTTTCCGAATCCCCAAAACTTAACTCCTTCACTTTCCTTACCTCTTACGATTACAGGTGCGAATGTTCTTAATTTTGGCTCCATCTTCTTACCTGCTTTCCAATCATCAGTATCACCTGTGCGTTTTAACTTTTCAGCAAACTCTACAATAGGGTCAGGTCTTCCAAATGAAATTGGAGATAAGTAAGTTTTGTTGTTAATGTTGTAATGAAAATACAATTCAATAAAAGGATTATCCTTATTAAATTTGTAAGGTACTAAACGGATTTGTGATTTACCGTTTGCTGGCTTAAAGATTGAGTCAGACTTTTTTGTGTTGTTTTGAAGAGAGCTAAATCTCTTTAATGCTAATGAAATATCCATTGCTTTTTTAAGTTTTAAGTGTTAATAAATTGTTTTTAAATTTTAAGGTTATATCGCGATTACCTATATCTAAATATAACCTTTTTACTTTTATTGTAATAAAGATACGACAAATTTGTTACATTTCCAAGCTTTATTTTTGCCCAATAAAAAGGCTTTATTTTGCCCATTTTCCTCTACTCACTAATTGAGCAATTACGGAATATATGGATAAGTCTTGGTAAGTATCTTCAACCGATTCCCCAACTTCGTCTGGTTGCCCCATAACTACTAATTGTTTTAATCTGTTGATTTTATCGTTTTGTCTAAACCACAATCCTGTTAAAGATAATTTAATATCTTCTTTGGTTTGCAAAGTAGTTCCTACGGAAATGTTTCCAGGTCCGTAGTTTCTCTGTTTCTTACAAAATGTAATATACATCTCGTCTAAAATGTTTTTGAATTCCTCACAAGTTTGAGGATAAGTGTGTTCGCAATATGCGATTGCCGATGGTTCTGGTTCTTTTTCTGTCATAACTATTTTTTAATACCCCACTTTTTTTCTAACATTGTATAATACCTTTGTGTTTTGTTTCCGTTATACAGAAAATACACCACATGGATGTCAAGCCATAATTCCAATTTTTTCAGTAACTCTTTCATTTGTTTTATTTATTTTGTTTTTAAGTTTTAATGCTTGGGCACACAATTCGTAATCCTCATATTCTATAAGGGTTTGAATGTTTTCATCAAGTAATTGTGTGAATTCTTTACTATCAATGGAAAGAGTGATGATAATCATCTCCTTAACTACTATTTCTGCAAAATCTACTTTGTCTTTTTTGTTTCTGATTCCGAATGATACACCATCTATAATTGCTTTTGCAATTTCACGTCGATGTGTTTCGAAAATATCCGAAGGGGAATTAGCAAAAATTTGTACAGGTTTAAATCTTGTTCTTTTCATTTATACAAATATAGGGAAAAAATCTTACTTTTCCAAATTATCTGTATTAAAACTTTTGAAAACTTTTGTTGGAATCTTTTTATAACCTGAATTTGATGTTGTTAAAATACAGTTCTTATATTCATCCCAATCAATCATATACCCACTATCTAACATGCCACCCGTTTTTGATTTAACAACTTCGTTTAAAGCATTGATTGTATATATTGTATTGGATTGTTTCTTTCTATGTACTAAAATAGTCTTCCAATCGGAAGGTATTGCAGAAGAACCCTTTGCTACATTAAAAGTAATAAACAATTCATCTGATTTAGATTTGTTTTCTAATATAAAAACATTAGGGTTTGTCAATTCATAGTTCTCTAAAACAAACTGTATTGATATATCTAACTCATCTTTTAATGTAAAAAGACATAGTAACTGTGTATTCATTTATTATATGTTATGCTTATTATCTAACATATATATAAAATTCAAAAACAAACCAGTCTTTTTACCTATTTTTGAGTTTTGTTATTTAAACATTTTTGTAAATCTGGTCCTAAATAACCCAATACACCTTTACTTTTACCCTTTGTTCTATAAGTTTCAGTACCAATTTTAGCTTTTGTTTTACCATCTTGGAATGTAATTGAATCATTTTCAGGTGATACTCTTAATCCTTTTCTCAAATGAGTCACTAATGAATCCCTTCCTTCTGGTGTTTCAGTATCTCCTTTAAATCCTGTCAATTGTGCCAAACACTCTCTATAAAAGGATGGTTCTACATTTTTACCATCAATATTGTGAGAACTAACACCATCTCTTTCACCCATTATATATGATGTAAAGTGCATTCTACCTAAAAAATCATTTATATATGCTTGTTGATGTGGTCCGTTTTCTCCGTTTGGATTATTTGGATATACATTCGGGTCAGATGCATCTGCTTTTTGTATTCCATCGACAATTTTTTTGTGAACAACTACCATTACTTCTCTTCTTTTACTCCCCGTTTCCTTCAATGGTTCTGTTGATTTTACAATATCACCAAGTTGTTCAGGCGTAATTCCATATTTTTTAGCGTAATTTGCTATATTATTTGGATTTATCTTTTGAACCATTTCACTAATTTTTAATACCGTATCCAATGCGTTTTGGTCTGGATTATCACTTGATGCATTTTCATAAACTGCATCTAATACAACATCATTTGAATATGGTTTTTCTAAACCGTTTTCTGCTGCATATGTTTTGAACCAGGGTTTATTAGTTACACCATCAGCACCATTGATATAATCTTTTTTTCCACCACCTGCTAATGGATAATCACTCAATACGTTACCAATTGCTTCATTTTCAGCAGATTTTTGTTCTGGTGATTTTTTAGATTGAGATTCTACAAATGCTTTTGTATCATTTATTACAGTTTGATTTGAATCTGCTAGCAACTGTTCGGATTCTTTAAATGTTTTTTCTAACTCTGGATTTAATTCATCACCCATCGTTTTTCTCATTGATTCAATCACTTTTGCAGGAGATGAATTACTATGTGGGTCTTTAAATGTTTTCTTGTTGGATGTATGCTTAAATCCAATAGTTCCATCATTTGTTTCGTATATAATACCAGTATCGGTTTCTTTAAGTTTATCTAAATATAATAATTGTTTTTTATAATGTGCTTCCGATTTTTTATCTCCGTTAGTAATTGCTTCATCTCTTTTAGATTCTAACAATTTTTGAACCATTGCTTTGTTTTGCTTATCCATAATAGCACCTTGTGGTAATCCATCTGGTTGTGGTTTTTTAGCATTATAAGAAGCTACATTTTGCAAAGTTTGTGCTTCATTAACCGCAGTTCTTACCGCAACTTGTGCCCATGCTTTTCTAACAGATTCAGGTTGTATTTTTTGAGCAAGTGGAGTTTGCATCATTTCTTCCATTGCAGCATCTACTTTTTCTTTTGTTACACCACCATTGAAGAAATTATTTATATACTTAGCACCGTTATTTTCTGCAAATGAAGAACCAGGAGTTCCAGGAGGTAACATATGTGCTTTATTTATATCTTCATTTCTATCTGATATAGTTTCAATTGCAAATTGTTCTTTATTTTCAGATGCATCAAACTCTGAATTATTTTTATCAACTTTAGCATCAACCATTTTTTTCTTTTGGTCTGCCGTTAATGTATCGTAATCAACTTCTGGTTGAGTTTTAGTTGATTTTTGTTGTGCGTTCTTTTCAGCACTACTAACACCAATATCTGCTTTTGGTGTAGTTTGTGGTGTAGCTGCTTTTGGAGATGTTGGTTCTGTGTGAGTTCCTGCTTTTAATGCATCTGCTTTTGCATCTTTACTTCCAAAGTAAATGAGTTTTCCACTATCCTTTGACCTTGCCGCAAGTGCCTTATCTGGTTTAGTTGCTTCTTGTATATACTCAAACACAACAGATGCTCTATCTGCAAGTTGTTGTGCTGATGGGATTCCTTTTTCTCTTAAAAGTTTTACTAATTCTTGTTTGTGGGATTCGTTTGTTAAATCAACAATTCCTACCTTATAACTTAACTCCTCTAATATCTCGTCAAAATTTGGATACATATTTTATCTGTGTTTCTGTATATCTTATAAATATAAAAGTTTATTGTAAATGAACCAAATTATCATAATTAGTTCCCTCTTCAACTTTGACAGGAAATCCACCCTTTTCCATAATGGTCGGTAAAAGTTCTAAAATTTTGGTTCTCTCCGCAGGATGTGTGTCGATTAAAAAAGCATCATAGGTATATAAAACCATTTTTGAGTTCATCCCACTCATAGATTCTAACACATCGTTTATCTTTTTATAATTTACCTCAGTCTCTAAGGCTTGTAGGAGATAGTTAAATACCTTTTGTTCAGTCGCTCCTTCAATTTTTGTGAAATGAATCTCCCTACCATAAAGGGGTGTTTTCAGAACTCCGGAGATTACGAACTTTTGGTAAACCCCCTTAATGTATTTATCTACGATTTGGAAAAAATCAATCCCTCTCGCAAAATCATCTAACCCTCCATACAAATACTTAAAGGTTAGAGCTTTTGAAGTTTCGTAATCACACCCATAAAGATTGGCAAGGTGTTGGTGAGCCGTAGTACCTTTGGGAAACTCATACCCTACTATCTTTGCAATCAAACGAATGTGGTATGATTCATAATCGAATCCAATCAAAGTTCCCCCGTCAAAACGAGATACTATTGTACTACGAGAACCATCCGATTTATTGAGAGCAGAGTAGTTTACATTTAAGTGTCTATTGGATGGACGACCCGTTGTTGTGTATGGATTGTATTTGGTAAACACCTTACCCTCATATATGTGTTGGGATGAAAAGCTAAATCTATCAATAAATTTTGCCTCTTCGACTTTCACCCCCGCCCCCTCGATTTCTCCTAGTGTTTTAATTGCATCTGAATACACCTTATACCATTCTCTTCTTCCTACTATATCAGGTATTGATTTTAAGAGGTTATACCACTTCATAAGAGGAATACAATCGTTCAACTCATTATAATCGATTCTATACCCCTTAAAAAGAGTTTCAGCAAAATCATTAAATATGAAAGGTTTTCCAAACTCTTCTAAATAAACCCACTCATAATCTAACCCATCTGATTGAATGTATCTGTTTCCTAATACTAATGTGTTTGGATTACATAGTTTGGATATTGGAAAGTATGGTAGTATATCTGCATCAGTATGATGGAAGTTTATTATCCCGTCTTCCTTTTCGGTTCTGAAATAAATGAATGATGGGTGTGTTCCCCACTCATGTGCTTTGGGAGAACTCCATACGGGTATTATCAATCTAATATCGGGTTTAGATTGCATGAAAATTTGCAGAGTATTCTTATTTTCTATTAAGTTCATACTCCACAAATATACAAAAAGTTTTTAATAATTCCAAGCACTATGCTTCTCCGAATCCGTTTCCATAATAAAACTCATTCACTTCCACTTCTTCTGGTTGTTTATGGTTTGATTTGATTAGTTTAAGTGCATCTCTTAATTCTGCTAATCTATTACTTGCCGCATACTTTGGTTTCCCATCACGCATTTCTCTAATTCGTTTCATTAGAACTGCTTCTGCTTTTTCTAACACTTCAATTGCTTCATTCATAATTAAAAATTTTATTGTGAAAATA